AAATCAATGAGGGGTTGCTGCGTGGCGCAGTGGATAATTTGGTCTCTCGATCGCCTGACAGTGACATTGGCCTGCTGGTCGATGTCGGTGATTTTCAACATGCAAATGATTCACATGGTGCTACTTTTTCAGGAACGCAAGTAGATGTTGATACTAGACAAGGTAAGACATTAAGAACATCAGCGGACATTATGTGCTACGCCATTGGTCGCATGTTAGAAAAATTTAGCAAAGTTATAGTTGTAGTAGCGCGTGGTAATCATAACCCCGATGCTGCGCAAGCTGTTCAGTTAATCTTGGAATTTTATTATAAGAATGAGCCGAGGGTTGAGGTGTTACCTACGGAAGGTTTTTTCCATTATTTGCAATGGGGCAAGTGGTTAATAGGCGTGAATCATGGCGATAAAATTAAGCCATCAAAGCTAGTGTCTGTCATGGCAAGAGACATGGCAAAGGCATGGGGAGAATGTAGCCATAGAATGTGGGCGTTAGGTCATTTTCACCATCAGAACACGTTAGAGTTGGATGGTTGTATTGTGCAGAAATTTGGAGCTTTAACTCCTCCAGATTCGTGGCATGCGGGGCAGGGCTATGGTTCAAATTCAGTGATGGAAATGATCACATTTAAGAAGCAAGGCGGCAAACACTCTACGTTAATTTATGAGCTAGATAAGATTGTAAATGAACCAGACATAAGGATTGCATGATGAAATCTACAATGGAAACACAGGTGGGCGGTGATCATTACGTAAAGCATAAGATTCAGCCTTGGCACATTATCGATGAATATGGTTTAGATTTTTATTTAGGCTGCTGCATTAAATACATTTTAAGAATAAAACCTAAAAATAAAAACGGCCTAGCTAACAAAGTAGAAAGCTTAAAACAGCAAAAGGAAGATTTATTGAAAGGTGTTCACTACATGAACAGAAAAATAGAGCTTATAGATGAGGAAATTAAACGTGGATAAAAGCTATAGCAAGTACAAAACTCGGGTTGCAATAAACCATGCTTTTGCTACAGCAGGGAGTGAAAACATTGTGGTTTTCTGGCCTAAATCACAAGCTTCTTTCATAGCTATAAAACAAAGCCTAGCGGTTGGGGCTAATAGTGAAAACACGGTGGGAATTTTTGATTCATTTACGCAAACGACAGAAGTTTTAGATTGCTGTGATGCGCACATGTTAAAGCTAAACAACAAGCCAATGACATGGCCAAAAAATGAATCCAGAATAGATATTATCGGCTCGAATGGAAATAGCGGAGAACATTATAAGTGAGTGGCAAAGGTAGTGAGAGGCGTCGTGAAAACACTAGTAAAGTTAGAGAAAAGCTTGATCAGGTTATGTGGAATAAAAGAGATAAAAGTAAGGACACCTTTAAAATAAAAATAAATGGGAAGGCTGTTACCGATGGAAAATAAAGATATGAATAAGTTTGTAAGAAAAGTGAACGCAGATATACAGGGTGGCGGGCAAGCTTGGGTGTTTTATGATCCCCAAACTCTAAAGCTTTTTTCTTATAGACAAGGCAGTACAGCTTTAAAAAAATTAAAGAAAAAAATGCAAGCTCAAATTGATGGCAACAGCCATTACAAGGATGTATCTGTTCACAGCGTGGAATTTTTTATTGGAGTTTATAGAAATGGCCAAACCATTACAGTCGCAAAAGGCAAGGACAAGGGCGAGACACGACATATACCCAAGGCATCAGCCGACAGGATCAGAGCAGACTGCAATGCAACAATCTTTGCATATCAGCAAGGAGGAGAAGACTAGAGCCATTAAACTTATACGGCGATATTGCTGGCTCTCTAGAAATGGGCTGCCTTATCTTGGCTATCCAAAAATGTCAGTTGAGCAATCAATTGTGGGGGGTAGTTCAACAGGTGACTACGAAACGCATCTTAGCGATCAAAACACTTTCACTGTTATGGCGGGCATGGCCGCACAAATTAGACGAATAGTAAGGTTAAAATTCGATTTTGGCCTAACTATTAAAGAGATATCTGCTAGGGAGAACATTACCGTCAAAATGGTAAGAACCAGAGTTGATGCGGTTGTAGGGCATATTGTGAGGCAGTGTTTATATCGCAACCACATAATTCACAAAGATTGAGAAAAAACAGGGCAAATATAAGTTAATATAGTGCCAAGCTTGGGTGTAACCCAAAACAAAAGAAGTTTACTAGGTAGCAAGTTTATGGGGCTATTATTCAAATTACTTAATTTATCTTGTCTCGGAGCAGGTTAAGTAATAGGAGAGAAGTGAATTTATATTTCCATATTTAAAGAGGCCGCTTGGGATTATTTCTAAGCGGTTTTTTTATTGTTATACATAAAACATTAGATATTATGTTTATAGCTCCTGCCAATTGGTAGGGGTTTTTTTTTGCCGCCAACTCAGCTTACAGCTTAAACCAAAGCGGTTGAGTATTGGCGTTCTTTTTAGTGGGGATGTATGAATTTGCAAGAGATTATCGATCTGGGCATGACTACGCTGCAAACTAAGCTAGCCTATGCTTCATCAACTATTCTTGCAGCGACTTCTTTAGCAGCTATGCAATCGATAGTGTCGATCATAGGGGTAGTATTATCCATTGCTTTAGCTATTTTTACAGCTATGTCCTCACACCGTAAAAACAAGCTTCAAATTAAATTATTAAAAAAACAATTATTAAAAGAATAGCTGAGCCTGTGGCTCGGCATTGAACTCCCGTGGAGTGTTAAAAATGTTGGAAATTAAATACCAAGCTACAGATAAACTTATCCCCTATATAAGCAATTCAAGAACCCACAGCCAAGAACAAGTAACCCAGGTTGCAGCAAGCATTAAAGAATTTGGCTTTACCAATCCATTACTACTAGATGAGCAAAATGGCATTATTGCTGGCCACGGTAGATTGCAAGCCGCTAAACAATTAAGCCTGAAAGAAGTGCCAACCATTACACTAAAAGGCCTTACAAATGTTCAGCGTAAAGCCTATATTATTGCTGATAACAAACTAGCGTTAAACGCGGGATGGGACGATGAGCTGTTAGCTTTGGAACTGGCCTCTTTAAAAGATGAAGATTTTGATCTGTCCTTTACAGGCTTTGATGTTGATGAGCTAGCTTTACTGTTAGAGCCTGAACAGGTTGAAGGCTTAACAGATGAGGATGCTGTTCCAGAATTGCCAGAAACACCCGTTAGCGTATTAGGTGATATATGGATACTAGGCAACCATCGATTAATGTGCGGCGACAGTACCAGCATAGATGCGGTTGATAGGCTAATGGACGGGCAGAAGGCAGACATGGTTTTTACTGACCCTCCTTACGGTATGTTTTTGGATGCTGATTATTCCAGCATGAGCAGCAAGTTCAAAGGCTCAACGGGCGGGAACTCATACAACAACATCAAGGGCGACCATGAGGATTTTAACCCCGAGTTCATAAGCACTGTGTTTTCTGCATTTGGTTACTGTAAAGAAATATTTTTATGGGGCGCGGATTATTACGCAGATATTGTTCCAGATAGAAACAGCGGCTCATGGGTAGTTTGGGACAAGCGCGGCGATGAATCCGCAGACAAGATGTTCGGCTCTGCATTTGAGATGTGCTGGTCAAAGGCGAGACATAAAAGGATTTTAGCTAGGGTTAAGTGGGCTGGGATTTTCGGGATGGAGAAAGAACACGACAAGAGGCGAGCACATCCTACTCAGAAGCCGGTGGCGCTGATAGATTGGTTTTTTGACTATTTTAGCTTGAAAGGATGCAGGTCAGTTGTGGATTTATTCGGCGGCTCAGGCTCTACTTTACTTTCGGCAGAAAAGAATGGGAAATCTTGCTATACAATGGAGCTAGACCCTAAATACTGTGACGTAATCATTAAACGCTGGCAAGAGTTTACAGGCAAAGAAGCAACACAAGAAGAAACAGGCAAGACATATAACGAATTATTGGCGGTGCAAGATGGCGCGGCCTAAAAAAAAGCTAACACCAGAGCAAATAAAAGAAGTAGAAACTTTAGCTGCTGTTTTAAACCAAGAACAAATAGCTGATTATTTTGGCATTGATGCTGAAACTTTTGTCGCTATACGTAAACGAGATCCAGAGGTTTTTAGGTCTTATAAAAGAGGCAAAGCAAAAGCCATAGGCTCAATAGGCGGTAACTTAATTAAACAAGCAAAAGGCGGAAATGTATCAGCCGCTATCTTTTACCTAAAAACACAAGCAGGATGGTCAGAAGCTAAGGCAGAAAACGATGCTGAAGCACCACCTTTAAATATTACTTTTAAAGTTAACGACGCGGTTAAAGATATTAAAGTAACGAATGCTTGAGCTTAGCAGGCCTCAAGATATATTTCTTAACAGGCTAAACTCTAAGTTTAAAGCATATATTGGCGGCCTTGGTTCTGGTAAAACTTATATAGGCTGTGTTGACCAGCTATTATTTGCATCACGAAACCCTAAAACGATACAAGGTTATTTCGCCCCTACCTATCCAGCTATAAGAGACATTTACTTTCCTACATTTGAAGAAGCCGCTTATACATTGGGGTTTAATGTTGATATTAAGCTGGCCAATAAAGAAATAGACATTTATCGTGGCAAGGCTTACTACGGCACTGTTATTTGTCGCTCTATGGATAAACCCAGCTCTATCATTGGGTTTAAGATAGCCAGGGCATTAGTAGATGAGATAGATACGCTACCTAAACTTAAAGCCAGTGAAGCTTGGAATAGAATAGTCGCACGTTTAAGGCTGGTCATTCCTGGCGTACAAAACACTATAGGCGTTACAACTACACCAGAAGGCTTTTTATTTGTTTATCAAAAATTTGCCCTAAACCCTACTAATAGCTATTCAATGGTGCAAGCTTCTACTTATGAAAATGAGAAGTTTTTACCACCAGACTATATAAGTAGTTTGAAGGAAACTTATCCCGATGAGCTAATCAGCGCGTATTTAATGGGGCAATTTGTAAACCTTAAATCAGGTTCAGTTTATAACGGTTATGATCGCGTTAATTGTAGAAGCGATGCAAGCGTAATTGAAAAAGAGCCCGTTTATATTGGCATGGATTTTAATGTTACCAATATGTCGGCTGTTATTTATGTTTTACGTGGAAAGGTTTATCACGCAGTAGATGAATTAAAAGGCGTTTATGACACCCCTGAAATTATTAATATAATTAAAGATCGCTTTTCAGAGCATCACATCAGTATCTACCCAGATGCCTCGGGTAGAGCTAGAAAAAGTGTCAACGCTTCTACTTCTGATATTGCCTTACTTGAACAGGCTGGTTTTTCGGTTTACGCAAATAATAGAAACCCCCTTGTAAAAGACAGAGTAATGAGTGCAAACAAGGCATTTCAAGATAAAACAGTAAGAGTTAA